ATTATGCTCATAAAAGGAGCAAGTCCTGTGCCTGTGGACAATAAGAATAAATTTTTTGCAGGTGTTAAATTATCAATCAACAGTGTGCCTGTACACTTTGGCATTACAATTACTTCATCTCCAACTTTTAAATGCTGTAGACGGCTTGTAAGAGGTCCGTCCGGCACTTTAATGCTGAGGAACTCTAATTCATCTTCGTAATTTGCACTTGCTACACTGTATGCTCTCAATAATGGTTTATCATCTACCATTAATCCAATCATAGCAAACTCGCCATTACGAAAACGAAAACTTCTATTGCGTGTTGTTTTAAAACTAAATGTTTTATCAGTCCAATGGTGTACCCAAGTTACTGTTTCTGTGTTCAATGTTTTGTTTCTCCTAAAGATTCTACCATTGCTTCTAATAATTCTGGATTGTCGACGTCTAATAATTTATCTAATAATTTTGTATTTAAAGATAGTACAGAATTTTTTTCAAATTCAGTCATCAAAGAGTTATCATCCATGCCTAGCATTTCTAAAACCTCTTCGAAACTTAAAACATCTTTATTCTGCCTTCTTGCTTCTAAAAGAATTTGCAAAATTGCATCTGCTATTTGTTTTTCTATATCATCCATTTAAAAGTGGTGGAGCGAACAGGGGTCGAACCTGCGACCTTCTGGATGCAAACCAGACGCTCTCCCAACTGAGCTACCGCCCCACTTAATTTTATCTATCCATTAACGCCTTTATATTAGAACTAATACGTTCTGCATTTGCTCTTATATTGTTGCTAATTTGTTCTGCATTCTTTTGAATGTTTGCCGCAATTACTTCACCACTCCAAGGATTAGGTGTCACTTTAGATACCTTTTTCTTTGTTGTAGTTTTTGCTTTTGCTTTTGCTTTTGTTGTTGTTTTTGCCATTTGTATTTCCTATAATATATTTTGGAGCGGATGCCGAGAATCGAACTCGGATCTAAACCTTGGCAAGGTCTCATAATAGCCGTTATACTACATCCGCATCGGTAATTATTTACCAAAAACAATTGGCGGAGAGAGAGGGATTCGAACCCTCGATACAGTTACCCGTATAACACCTTAGCAGGGTGCCGCTTTCGACCACTCAGCCACCTCTCCTGTTAAATATCCCTATTCTAGTAGGGTGTTCATTTTTTAAGAATTTCGAAGTTACTTCTATTTGTTCGAAATCATATCCTAAAATATCAAATGCTTTTATAAACAATTTACTATCTGTGTGTAGTGCTAACGTTAAAGGATTTGTAATTTTACTATCCCCAAAAGCAAAACCTGTTTGGTTGTGTGGTTCAGGCGAATAATATCCTTTTACTTCAAAGTCTCCTTCGCATGTTCTATCTTCTTCCCAAGGGAATAAAGGTTCTAACATAACAACCTCGGGCAAACTTTTGTTTACAATCTGTTCTATAAAATGCAATGGAGAGTGTAAATGATAAATTACTCCAAAACTAATAACTACATCTGCTTTGTGTTGCAATGACTCATTGTAAAAATCATTTGCAGTACCACTTAATAATTCATCTATTTGTGAAAATTTACTTCCAGATAATTCATGTATCATCATCGGATCTGGTTCAACACAAGTCAAATGCTTTGGATTTGTTTCTAAGATAACTTCTGTTACATAACCATTCAATGGTCCAAATTCTATAACAGATTTATTTTTACAATATTTGTTTAACAAATCTAGTAATTCGTTTTGACATTTATCCATATACACACTCAAGTCTATTATTATAATAGTTATCAAGGAATTTGTCAAGAACTTTATAAAGTGATAAATAGTACATTATGCCAAGAATAAGTTTATGGAACAAGCACAAAACCAATGACTATGACTTTATAGATAGAGTCACAGCAGAGTCAATTAATGCTGGCGGTACTGGTGTATATGTACACAAATACATAGGTGTATACGATGATGATACATCACAGAGCCAAGGTTCAGGTGATTTATATATTCAAGACGTTGTATTTCTAGAAAACAGAGATAGAAAATACGACAAAGACATCTATGAATTACGTGGTGCATACACTATTTCAGATCCAGATTTTGATTTGACACAATTTGGTTTATTTGTAAACAATGATTCATTGTTTATGACTTTCCACATGAATACATGTGCAAGTTTGCTTGGTAGACGATTAATGGCAGGTGATGTATTAGAATTACCTCATTTAAGAGATGATTTATTATTAGGTGGCGGTGATGCTGTTAATAGATTCTTTGTAGTAACTGATGCTGGTAGACCAGCAGAAGGATATGATCCACGTTGGTGGCCTCACTTATGGAGAGTTAAATTAAGTAATATTACTGATAGTCCTGAATACAGAGATATACTTGGTACTGGTGAAGAAGCAGACGATTTAAGAAATATCCTAAGTACATATAAGACTGAAATTGAAATTAGCGATAAAGTTGTTGAACTTGCTAATGCTGAAGTTTCATATGACAGTGGCTATTACGAAGGCGGACATTTATATGTTGATCCGAATTCAGAAGATAAACCTGGTGTATATTTTCCAGGTGATGGTGAACCACCAAATGGTATTAGTATTGTAGGCAGTGGTAGTAGTATGCCACTAGATGCGTCAGATGGAGAATACTTTTTGAGAACAGATTTCGAACCTAACAGGTTGTTTAAGAAACAAGGAAGTAAATGGGTACGCATCAGCGATGACAACAAAAAAGTTTGGAGTGCCGCCAATAAATTACTTACATCATTCGTTAATAATGATAACTTAACTATAAACACAGATGGTACAAGCCAAGCAGAAAAAGTAAATATGAGCAAGGCTGTAAAACCAAAGGCAGATTAATATGGCAAATAATATGGATTACTGGTACGATGCTCAACTGAGAAGATATCTTCTTCAGTTTATGAGAATCTTCAGTGGCTTTAAAGTCAGTGAAGGTGTGCGTGATGGTTCGACATATTACAATAAAGTTCCTGTGCGTTATGCAGATATGCAAAGAATGGTTGCACATATTCTTAAAAGAGGAAGTGAAAATTTAGTAAACAGTACACCTTTTATTTCTTCTCATATAGGAAGTTTATTAATTGCTAGAGACAGAGTTCAAGATCCTTATCTTGTTGGAAAAGTGCAAGTTGCAGAAAGACAATTTGACAGTACTTCTGAAACTTACAGCACAACTGACACAGATTTCCCAGGCAACCTTTATACTACAGATAGGTATATGCCTGTTCCGTATAATTTAACTATGAACGTAGATATATGGACTGGCAACACAGATCAAAAGTTACAGTTGTTAGAACAAATTTTAATTTTATTCAATCCAAGCATTCAACTACAACAAAACAACAATCCTTTGGATAGGAATAGATTATATGAAGTTGAATTGACAGATATACAATGGAGTAACAGGAGTATACCTGCAGGAGTAGATGAAACAATAGATGTAGCAACATTAACATTTTTGTTGCCTATATGGATTAGTCCTCCGGCTAAAGTAAAACGACAAAAGATTATTAATACTATTGTTACTAATATTTACGATACAAGTAGTGTAGCAGATTTAGGTTACGACAATGACGTGTACGATTTCTTTAGAACACTAGACAGTGATTTTGAAATTCATACTGTAAGTCCAAATAACTATACAGTTGAAATTGTTGGAACAGAAGCAACATTATATAAACAAGGTAATTCAGAAAAATCAAACTGGAATGACTTATTAGAAGTTCTTTCTCCTCAGGGATCAGATGGAACTTTATCAAATACTGCAATTCAAATTGATGATATACCATTAACTACAGGAAGTACATTACAATTAAATATATCTAATGATATAGACTCTCAAGAATTTTTAATTTCAGGTATTGTGTCTAGAAATATATTAGACTCTGGAAAACTTATTTTTAATTTAGATGCTGACACATTACCTACTACAACATTAAGTGACATAACAAGAATTGTTGACGCAACAAAAAATTATCCAGGCGATGGTACACTGGCGGCGGCAAGTGTTGGTCAAAGATATTTACTTACTGAAGAAATACAAGGACACAATTGGGGCATAAATGCAAATGCAAACGACATTATAGAATTTAATGGCAGTGCATGGGCTGTTTCTTTTGATTCGTCTAGCAGTGCAAACCAAGACAGTGTTCAATATGTATTAAACACATACACAAACAAACAGTACAAATGGGAAAATCAACAATGGACAAGCACATACGAAGGAATGTACAATCCGGGATATTGGAAACTAAATCTATAATAGAACGTTTTAATCCTATGACAAATGTAAGTCGGCACAAAGGCATAAGTGCCGCAGGTGTTTTATTTTTAGCAAAAGACACTGGCAGGTGTTTGTTTCAATTACGCAAATCAGATAAAAGACAAAAAAATACTTGGGGTTTTTGGGGAGGCATGATAGAAAATAATGAATCCTCTTACGAATGTATTCAAAGAGAATTGACAGAAGAGATTGGCTTTGTTCCCCAACTGCAAAAATTAAATCCTATAGACGTTTACCAAAGTAAAGACAAACACTTTATGTATTACAGTTTTGTATATGTAGTAGATAAAGAATTTATTCCTACATTAAATCAAGAGAGCGGAGGATATGCTTGGGTAGATATAGGAGCATGGCCAAAGCCTTTACATGATGGTGCAAAAAGTACACTTGGTAGAAATAAAGGTATAAGTAAACTGCACACGATACTTTCTATAAATTCTAATAAATAGTAGCATGTCAAAAGATATAATAAATTTTGATGCTATTCGTTTGACTACAGAACTTAACAAGTACAAATTACATAAGAGTATTCCGAACTCGTTCTTAAATGGTACATACACAATGTTAGACTTAAAAGAAAATTATGAACAATTTTCTACTAAACACAAAAAACTTGCAGATAGATTAATAAATCAATATAATGTTGAACTTAGGCAAAGCGAAGACGGATTGTATAGTAGTTTGTTAAACGAATATAGAGCATTTCTAAGAAACCAGGAAACTAGAAAACCACACTGGGCCTTTCCTGCGGTTATGAAAAATTATCGAGTAAACATAAATCCTGTTAGAGCATTGTATTATGAAACAAAAAGTACAATGAAAACTTATAACCACTATAACGACCACCATGGATGGATGAAAGAATTAGTTACAGATAAAGAATTTTATATGAGAATTACTGACGCAATAATTAGAGATAGAAAAAATGTTGATAAAATAATAAACTTCTATTATCCGTTATTTCAAGATGCTAAATTTCCGATTCCTATCGAACTTTCTCACTTAAAAACTCTTAGAAAAGATTTATTAGATTATGCTAATCTTTTTACACATGCAAAAAATTGGCATTCAGAGAATTAATTATTTAGAAGTTTTTCTATCAACACCATCCCAATCACCTTCTGGCATTGGGCGAGTTATTCGTTCGGCATATAAATCAGCAAGTGTGTCATTCCAGCCATGCTCTTTCATAATTTTGATTTGGTGGGCACAGTCACTCCACAGTCTGTCTTGATAATAATCAACCATGCGTTCTACAGTTCTTGCGTATTTGTGGTTGTCTAAAATAGTATAAATTTTGACTGGTTCTGATTGACCTTTTACAGCAATTTTATCTAACAACACTGTGCCTTCAACACGTTCTATTTGTTTAAGGGTGTGCTCTGTAAACATAAAGAACACACCGTATTCTTTTGTTTGTGCTTCTAATCTTGCCGCTAGATTTACACTGTCACCTAATACAGTATAATCGAAACGTTGATCACTTCCCATATTACCAACAACTGCATCGCCTGTGTTTATACCTATACCAATTGATAGTTCTATGAGTCCTTGTTCGCGTAAATTTTTATTCAAATTTGCCAATGCTGGTTCCATAGCCCTTGCTGTATCCACGGCTTGTTGAGCATGGTCTTCTATGTCAAGTGGAGCACCCCATATTGCCATGAGAGCGTCTCCAATATATTTGTCTATTGTTCCGTTTCGTTCCATAACAAGGTC